TAAAAATAGGTAGTGTAAGATTAGAAGATGAACAAACTCAAAAAGTTTATACTGATGATAGTTTTTCAAACTTATTAGATTCTGGAAGTAATGTAGCAGGTAATATTTTTTACGATAGAGGAACAATCGTATTAACTAGAGATATACTTAGTGGTTCGGTAATGACTAATTTTACGTTAGAATATCGTTCAACGCAAACTATATATGAAAACGAAATATTTGTATCGGTATTAGAAAACGAATTTAATGTTTCACAAAATCCTAGTGCAGTTTACGAAATTGGAAATTCTACAAAAATTATAAACGTAAGTAATGCAAGTGCTGGATTAAGAGGTACTGGGAGTGTTGATATTTCTTATTACGAGCCTGGCACTAGATTAATACGAAATTCTAGATTCCCATATATTTCTAACTTAGATACAACTAAAATGGGTAGTTTTGATGATTATTTATATAGTGGTTCAATAGACCCAACCGGTTCTTTTTTAGCACCATATATAACTACAATTGCATTATATGATGATAATCTGGATATGGTTGCTGTTGCTAAACTGGCACAGCCAATTAAATCGTTACCAGATTACCCATTAAATTTTATAGTTCGTTTCGATACATAATGTTATATTTATAATAGTAAATAAATTAAAAAAATGGCAAGTATTTTAGACTTATACACACAAAAAACTCCAAAAACTGGAGTAGCTAACACTAAAGGAGTTGATACTACTCCAATAGGAGCAGATAATCCGAGAGGAGAATTTAAACCATCCAAAGACCTTTCTAAAGATGAAAAAGCTTTAAAAAACGCTAGAGGTGGTACATTAAAAGAAAAAAAATACTCGGATAGTATTACAAAAAAGTAGTGAATGTCTTGGAAATTTAATGGAAATATTGTTACAGAGGAAAACACACCGGAAGGTGCAGTTGGGTTTGTCTATAAAATGATACACATACCAACTGGTAGATTTTATATAGGGAAGAAATCCCTAAATCAGGTTCGAAGATTGAAACCCTTAAAGGGAAAGACTAGAAAGAGAGTTGTTAGAAGTACTTCCGATTGGGAGAAATACTATTCATCAAACGAATGGATTAAGTCCGAAGTAAAAGAAGGTAGAGCTGGTGATTTTGAAAGAGAAATTATCCAGTTTTGCTTTTCCAAAAAATCCTTATCATATTACGAAATTAAATGGCAGTTTCATTACGATGTACTTGCCAATGAACAATCAATAAACGAAAACCTTATGGGAAAATTCTTCCGTAGGGATATTATAAACTAAAGTTATGACAATACCTGAAATCGCACATAAGTACGGAATCTCCGAAGCTTATTTAAACGCAAAAGATGATGCACTTCAAATAGCAGCAGCATCATTAGTAGACCTTAAAGGAATGGTAAACAACAATGTACCAAGAGAACAAATTGCTAACAAATTACAATTCTTAGCAGACTTCCTTTATGATGTAAAGAATTCCAACCATTAATTAGGTTATATCGGATAATTTTCGTATATTTGTGATAATAATATCCAAAATATGCTATCTGGTAGGAATAAATTACAAATAATTACAATATTAGATTCTACACTCGGAGTGGGTTCATCCTTAAAGGGAAACGAACAGGCACACCATTGTCCATTTTGTAATCACCACAAAAAGAAACTTCAAGTCAACTTAGATACACAAAGATGGCATTGCTGGGTATGTGATTCTAAGGGTAGGAGTATATATTCTCTACTTCGCAAACTCAATGTGGATGTTAGGGACCTGAATAAGGTTAAAGATGTATATGGGGATGAGCCTGAATATGATTCTAAGGAAGAATATGTAATTAAGTTACAATTACCAAAAGAATTCAAACAATTGTACTTTTGTCCAAAAAGTATTAACCCCGCTTATAATCAAGCCCTTCATTATTTAAATAAAAGAGATATCACAAAAGCTGACATCGTAAAGTATAACATCGGATATTGTGAAGATGGGTTATATGGTGGTAGGGTTATTATACCTTCTTACGATGATAATGGTGACCTTAATTACTTTGTAGCTCGTTCATTTTATGAAGATGAGAGAATGAAGTATAAGAATCCACCCGTAAGTAGAGATGTAATTGTATTTGAGAATCAAATCAATTGGAACGAACCTATTACTTTGGTAGAAGGTGTATTTGATTCATTTTCAGTAAAGAGGAATGTAATTCCATTGTTGGGTAAATTCTTACTTAGCAAACTCAAAAATAAAATTATGGAAAAAGGTGTTAAAGATGTAACGATTATGTTAGATGCCGATGCCGTAGATGACTCCACCAAACACACCGAATGGTTTCAGAAGAATGGAATTAGGGTGAGAAACATTATACCAACCGATAAAGACGCTGGTGAAATGGGATTCCAAAAAGTAAATGAAATGTTAAAAGATGCCAAACAAACTAATTGGGACGATTTGGTACTTTCAAAACTAAATAATATATGAGTTTAAAAAGGATATATCATATTGCGGATATTCATATTCGTAATGTAAAGAGGCACAAAGAATTTAGAGGTGTATTTGATAAGATGTTTGAAGAAATTCGTAAAAGAGGTACGGAAGATTCAATCATTTATTTAGCAGGTGATATTGCACACGCTAAATTAGAATTATCTCCGGAATTAGTGAGAGAGATTAGTTGGCTATTTACCGAATGTTCTAATCATTGTAAAACTATTCTTATTGCAGGTAATCACGATTGTAATATGAATAACTCTGACCGTTTAGACGTACTTTCACCCATCGTAGATGCACTCAATCTTCCAAATTTTCATTATTTAAAAGATACACAAGTATTTTGGGAAGATAAAGTTGCGTTTGCAGTATATTCTATTTTTGATAACAAAGATAATTGGCCTAAAGCAGATGATTGGACAATGATGCCGGCCAGAAAAAAGATTGCACTATTTCACGGACCTGTGGACCATTCGCAAACTGATATAGGATATGTAGTATCATCTAGACATTTTACAACTGATATGTTTGATGGTTACGATTTAGCCCTATTAGGTGATATCCACAAAAGACAAGAACTAATCTCCCCTAAAGGTTGTAAGTGTGTTTATGCGGGTTCGTTAGTGCAACAAAATTTTGGAGAAACCTTAGATAAGCATGGTTTTTTAGTTTGGGATTTGGACACCTTAACATATGAAGAAGTTGACATTAAAAATGATTATGGATATTACACTATGGATATTGTTAATGGTGTGGTACCTGATGTAACCGATTTACCAAAGTTTCCACGTCTTAGAGTTCGTATATCTGATACGGACGCCGTTGATACTAAAAGAGCAATCACCGAAATTAAAGTGAAGTATGGTGTAGATGATTTCACTACGATAAGAACTGATAGTTTAGCAAAGAAAAAAACTGGTGATAGAGATAATCAATTGGAATTAGAAGATATAACTGATATCAATTATCAAAACTCTTTAATTACGGATTATATTCAAAGAATGATGCCATTTGCAACTGAAGAAGATATAGCCGGAATACAATCTATAAATAAAGATATTAATAGTAGAATAACATTAGATGATATCGCAAGAAATATACAATGGAAACCGATACGTTTTGAATTCTCTAATATGTTTTCGTATGGTGAGGATAATGTTATTAATTTTGAAAAAGTAGGTGGATTGATGGGATTGTTTGCACCAAACGCTAGCGGAAAATCATCTCTATTTGACGCAATATCATTTTGTCTATTTGATAGATGTAGTAGAGCATTCAAAGCGGCAAACATAATGAATAATCGGAAAGCGGACTTCCATTGCGAATTACATTTTCAGGTTGAAGGTATAGATTACCATATAAGGAGAGAAGCGAGAATGGTGAACAAAGGAAAGAACGTTAAAGTAGATGTTCAATTCTGGAGAAGTAATGGGACAGAAAAAGAATCCCTTAATGGGACAGAGAGAAGGGATACTAACTCCGTCATCGAACAATACGTTGGTAGATATGAAGATTTCGTAATGACTGCACTTTCACTACAAGGAAACAACGCACTATTCATTGATAAATCACAATCGGAGAGAAAGGACCTACTTGCTCAATTTATGGGATTAGATATATTCGATAAGTTATATGAAGCGGGTAGTGAGGAGATTAAGGAAGTGGCTGTACTCATCAGAAATTTCAAACGTACTGATTTTACTTCCGAATTAGCGACAAAAGAGACCGACCTTAAAGAATCTAAAAAAATTCTAAACGAATTAGAAATATCTATTAAAAATTTAAACAAAAATAAGGACGGAATCCAAAATCAGATATCTGACCTAAAGGAATCTCTAACCCCAATAGATAGCCGTTTAGAACTATCAGCATTAGAGGCAGCGAAGGGCAGCATTGAGAGCAAATTGGTAACTAACAGAAAGGATAGAGAAGATAAAGAAACGAAGATAAACGAATACCAGACACTATTAAATGAAGTATCACAATCCATAAATCAACACTCAGAAGTAAATGGATTATCAATAGATGATGCCAAAAAAGAATGGGATTTGGCAAAAGGTAAAATATCGGATGTTCAACAACAAATAGATAAGTTAGAATCGCAATACGAATCTAATTTGGAAAAACTTAAACATTTGGAACAACACGAATATGACCCAAATTGTAAGTTTTGTATGAATAATGTGTTTGTCAAGGATGCTATTGATACTAAAGAGATTGTTAAAACACAAGAATCTCAATTAGAAACTCTTAACATTGTACATCATGCTTTAATTAAAGCAACCGAGCCATTTGCAGATGTTGATGATGTTTGGAGTAGTTTAATAGAACTTCGTAACAAATATCACAAAGGGGTTGTAGTTAGAGAAAAGGCGGAAGCGGAATTAAATGGATTGGAAACTCACTATGAACTGTTAATAACACAGTTATCTGGTATAAAAGCGGATATTAATCGATATAACGAAATATCTGAAACCATAAAGCGAAACAAAGAAATAAACGAAGAAATTAAAATATTAGAAACCCAAAAGAAAGATATTGATAAAGAGATTTCGGATATAAATAAAAAAGTTTTGCAAAAAACCGGTGAGATTGGTTCTATAAATTCATTTATCAATTCTACTAAAGCTAAAATGGATGAAGTAAAAGATTTAGAAAATCGAAATACACTTTACACTTATTACTTAGATGCGGTAAAGAAAGATGGTGTTCCCTACGAACTAATTTCTAAAGCAATGCCTGTGATTGAAAATGAAGTGAATAACATATTAGGACAAGTTGTTGATTTTTCACTATCAATGGATACTGATGGTAAAAACATTAACGCAAAGATTGTTTACGAAGACCAGGAATGGGCATTAGAAATGTGTAGTGGTATGGAGAAATTTATTAGTGGATTAGCAATCAGAGTTGCACTTATAAACATATGTGGATTACCTCGACCAAACTTCTTAGTTATTGATGAAGGGTTTGGTACATTAGATGCGGATAACCTATCATCCTTATTTATGATGATGCAATATCTTAAAACTCAATTTGATTTTATTTGGGTTATTTCTCACTTAGAACAAATGAGAGATATTGTAGATGGTCTTATTGAAATTAAAAAAGAAAATGGATTCAGTAAAATCAAGTTTTAGAATTAACTGGTAATATATTTTTAGGTAGAAGCTTCTTTGAGGTTTCTACCTTTTCTTTTATAAGAGTTTCTACTAATCCATTTATTTTGTAACCTTTTTCTTTACAAAAATCTTTTAATAATTGATGAACCTCTGCATCAATTTGTATCATAGCGTATTTTTTCATATTATTTTATTCTATAATCTAATTCATATACTTTCATATCTCTGAGCAACATTTTTATTGAAGTTCTCATAACTGATATATCCGATATGTTTAGATGGTGTTTTAATAATCCTTCTGGATGTAATATCTGCCCATCTTCTTCCAAATAAGGTAGTAACTTATAATATAGATTACAATAGTAGTTCATACTATCGGAATCACCATATGCAAATAAATCATTACAACCATCTCTATGGTCCCAACCTATTGGAATAAAAATTGTATTCTTATCGGTTTTTAAAAATATATTTTCGTCTATTAAATCTAAATCAAATCTAGATTTTATTACGATATCGTATTTAAATCCATTCTCACTTTCATACATCGATTTTAATAAATTAGCTTGTTTTATAGAATACCACATTCTAAATACGGTTTCTGGATTCGTTTCTGGATGTTTTGAATAATAATGGCAATTTTTTAATATTTTGGAAAAATCTTCTGAATATTTTGAAGATACTATTCCTTTTGGATTGTATAGTTTTTTCAAAAAATCACTTCCAACCTCTGGCATATCATCGTAATTGTTTGATATAAAAAT